AATCTTATCAAACTGTGTTCTCCTATAAAGGTGCACATAATTATCCATTTGGAATCTGTCTATGACGGACATACCAATACTATTAGACTCTATACAGGCTAGGGCATCATACCTCTTAGCTAACAATAGACAGGCTGAAGCGAACTCTGAGAGGGGTTCTCTCTTGTAATAGGTGGCAGCTACAAACATCTTTCGTCTATCAGTGATGTCAACAACAACTGCAGCAGAATAGTCACCAGTTGGTGAACCACTTGCAGAGTCGACTCCCATGGCGTATGAACGATACTGTACAGGAGGAGAGTACTCTATTAGACCCTCTTCTTCTAATTTAATAGCCTCAGGGAAAGAACAATTAAAGAACTTAGTACCAGTTGTAATAAAGGCTAGTGCAGCAGAAGCAGGATACTCTTGATGAAAGATATTGATATCAGAACCACACCTAATATCGATAGTCTTCCTAACCCACCCCATTTGTTTGTTGGTGAGGTTATACTTGGCTTTGTACTTACGTTCGAACTCATCTAACCCTTTGTTAGGTAAGGGAGCGGAGACATAGGTCTTATCTGTATACCATGGAATAAACAGTTTACCAAAACCATTATCTTCCATCCATAGCCTATAGCCTTCATTAAGTCCATTGGCTGTAGTTTCAATAATGATCTCTGAGTTATCAGCAACAGTCTGAAAGATTGATGCAATTGTTTCTTTTAAATTATTATAGAAGCAAAGCTCTGATGCATGGATTGCATTAAATGTTGAACCTCTAAAGTGAGAAGATGTAGCTGAAGATACTTTCAAGCCACCGCCATGAAAGAACTTTAACTCATTAACGTTAGAAGTATCACACTTAAACTTAAGAAACTTAGGTAGGTATTGATGAAATCTATGGTAGATCTCAAAGATGTTCTTTGATGCCTGTTGAGTATGTGCCAGAACAGCACACTTAAAGTTGGGCGTAAAAAGTACTTTCCAAAAGAGGTGAGCAGCAATTGCAGTTGTCATGCCCAACTGCCTTGCCTTCAAAGTATATATCCACGGATTTTTTTCTAAAGTTTGATAGAAATCTTTTTGTGCATAGTTTGGCTTGAAGGGAACAATGTTGCCACTCTTATCTAGAATCTTAAGATACTTGCAGAAGTAGGCAAAGTCTCCTTGACACTTCTTGACTTCTTCTAAAGCTTTCTTAGATTGCTTTGCCACACTAGATATTGTAACTCGTAATTATAATTCTATATTGACCTTTACTAAAATCCTGTTCACCGCCCGATGTCGGAGCGCATGTAAGATATAGATACTGCATCGATGGAAGACTAGCCATGGCAGGCGCAGGACCGCTAGCGGAAATTCCCTTAGCAATCGTTGGGTATGGAGTAGCATTAACTAAAGCCGCACCTCCAGAGATTACTGGATCATCCTGTTCAATTGAGTTAGATGGGTTGGCGGCAATAGTAATATTAACAAGCGGAGAATCGGGTGTTTCTGTACAAATCATTACAATATGTGACACACCGGCATTTCCAATGTGACCTGCGCCGCCGCCGGCAGTATTCAGGAACCATGTAGGAAGTGTACCGTAGGACTCGTCTAGACCAATAGCATCTCCGGCGGTGGCGCCGCATCTAGCATTGTCTAGTACTAATTGCAGTTCGGTAGTCCACTCTTCAATACCGGCAATTTTTCGTTTGGTTACTTTGGCAGTCGTATTCACGATCGTATGCATCCCAGTACCAAAGTCCGTACCAGCAGCAATTGTTACTGAATCAGGATAAAGATCTATTAATCCACCGGGACGAAGTACAATATCAGTACCTGCCACAATTGAAAGATCAGTACCATCAGATGTGATGGACTCTTCATCATCAGCGAATTGTATGCTCTTGCCAGATGCCATTAGGAGTGAATCTTGCGAACCATCGATTCTGAAGATCTCAGTATCACCAGCATCTCTAAAGATTGCATCACCCGCAGTGGTTACCATATCGATCGACATGGCTTTTTGGGATCCATCTTTGAAAGTAACGCCGCCCGCATCGGAATTAAGTTCAAGTTGTCCTGCAGCATCTAGAATGATATTTCCAGATTCACCAGTTGCGATAGTTGTGTGTGAATCATCAGCAACAGTAATGGTTGCTAGACTATCAGCATCGTATGATGCCTTAAGTTGAGTAGTAGTACTTAGCACCTCAAGCTTAGCATCAGGGTCTGTAACACCAATGCCCACATCACCACCATGCTCAAATGTGACCCTAGCGGCATCAGTATCGTGGAAGGTGAGGTTGTCAGAATTGGATTGCTGAACGAGGTACCAGAACTTGCCGCCTGTACCTCCATTCAGATTAATACCTACTTCGCCTGTGGCTTTGGTATCTCGCTCAAGCGTAACCGAGCAGTGCGAAGCAGCCGTTTGTACATGGAGCGCAGAATCTGGGCTCGTAGTGCCAATCCCGACATCCCCGCCTGACTTGTATGTTACCCTTGCAGCATCACCGTTCGAGTCCCAAAAGGTGAGGTTGTCAGAGCCGGCTTGCTGAACGACATACCAAATCTTACCGCCGGTACCACCGTCTAGGTTAATACCAACTTCACCTGTGGCTTGGGTATTTCGTGCAATCGTAATCGCAGCGTGTGAGGCGGCTGTCTCTACATGTAGTTTTGAATCTGGATTGGTTGTCCCGATACCAACTTTATCAGTACTAGTCTCTAGAACAACGTCAGTTGCGGCATCACCGTCTTGCCAACGACCTCCAGCAATTACACTAGGATCAGCATAATCAAATGTATCACCACTAGTGGGGTCAGAAGTTACGACAACAATTTTGCTAGCATCAGCAGCATCAACACCAGCAAATTTCTGTGTTGGTACGTCAGATGTAGATGTTGCAGATGTTGTAATCTGCGGCATAATTTTAGCCATTAATCTTCCTCCTCTTCTTCTTCAACCTCAACCTTTTCTTTCTTCTTAAGCCATGGGGGTCTATCGTCTACATCATCACCTTTCTTTTCCTTAGGTGACTTTTCTGAAGAAGTTTCCTCAACTTCCTCTTCCTCTTCGACCTCAACCTTCTCTTTAGCCTTCTTCTTAGGTTTAAGTTCATCAGGTAAGTCTTTTAGGATAGTAATGGTGATCATCTCAGCATCTTTAAGTAAGCTACCGGGATCTTTACCCATTGTTTCTAAAATGGCTTGTGCAGCCTTACGTGTTAATTCTTCTTGTTTCTTGTCTGGTTCTTCTTCTTTCATTTGTATATACCCCTAGGTGAGTTCTATTTAAATATCAGTTTTTGGTAGAAGTTCGATTAGAGCGAAGCTCTGTCAGCCTTTCTATTATGGAGGTGGAAATAGCCAGAGAAATAATTCGTAGCCCATAATCCTATTTCCCCCCTTTGTAAATACCTTTTTTATATATATATGCCTTTTTTTTGGGGGTCATATATATGTTATTTTACGTTGCCATACATATAGCGTAGCGTAGTGTATATGGTATACGAGAAAAGGCGCCAAGCATTTAAGCCTAGCGCCTTCTATTTCTTTTCCAATGGTCTACTATGGGGATAGGGGGTAGGGTGTCTTACAGAGCCACTGAGCCCCCTCTATGTCTATTCTTTATCTCCCTCTTCCCCTGTACCCAATACACCCAACAACTCCTCCTCATAACTACCCATGTCTTCATTGCGGATTATATCGGATAGTAGTTTCAGTGCTGAGAGTTTACATTGCGACTTGGCAGCGAACTTGCTATTGGGATCATCGTGGGGAACTTCAACAATAAACTGCAACACTAATTCTTTTAAGTCGTTGTTGTTTATGTCCGCCGTTGGTAGATGCTTGATTAACTCAAACAGGTTCTTCTTATCTTTATTATTCATCTATTGTCCCTCAACCAATATTACGCAGTAAGCATTGTTGCCGTCCTACAAAGGGTAGGGCGATGTTGTCTACGATGTGTAGAAACAATGATTTACTATCAACTTATATATCACTCTCCCATTCAAGTTCAATTGTCTTTCACTGGTCTAACCCTAATCTCTTTACCATTGGGTAGTTATGACTAGTCATCATACCACCTTTATATTCTTTCCATATTCCTAATACTTCTTCATCACAATCAATACACACCATTTCACCATCTTCCATTTCACCAACATTGATTGAATCACAATCTATGCACTTCCACATCTTTTTCTTTTCTGTATAACTAACATCACTAATATCTAATTCTGTATTAGGATTGTAGTATCCTCCTTCACATACATATCCTTCATCACAATCTCTGCATATCTTCATTGGTCTGCTCCTGAACTAATGACTTCTAGATCTAGTCCTTCAATGAAGCCATATGTTCCGCCGGCTCCGGGGGTGGCGACTCGGGCGTTGGGTAGTG